ATGGCGCGGCATTTAGCTCAGACGGCTTTTGTAATTACGTCGGGCTATCGCTGCGAGTCGCACAATAAATCTGTTGGCGGCAAGCCTGACAGCTCGCATTTACGCGGCAAAGCTGCTGATATTAAATTTGCGTCAAGCGCGCAATCGTTCAAAATTGTTAAAGCGCTATTCGATGCCGGATTTAACAGAATTGGCTACAATCAAAAGCATGGATTTTTCCATGTTGATTGTGACAGCTCGTTACCGCAAAACGTGTTTTTTAATTACTGAGGTGCAGAATGAATCCACTAGACGCACTGTTTGAACTCGGCAAAACAGCAATAGAAAAGATTTGGCCGGATCCGTCAAAGCGAGCAGAGGAACTTTTCAAACTTGAGAAGCTGAAACAAGACGGCGATTTGGCAAAGCTGCAATCTGAAGTTTCTTTGATGCTCGGGCAAATTGAGATCAACAAAGTAGAAGCGCAGCATCCGTCAGTTTTCGTAGCTGGTGCGCGCCCTGCTGTTATGTGGATTGGTGCTTTTGGCTTGGCTTATGCTGCTGTGCTTGAGCCAATAGCACGATTTATGGCGCGGGTTGTGTTTGAATATTCCGGAGACTTTCCAGTGTTAGATACAACAATCACAATGCAGGTATTGTTTGGCATACTTGGCTTAGGCGCATATCGCACTTACGAGAAAACCAAAGAAGTGCAGACTGACAGGACTGGCAAATGAGTCGAGCCTACAACCTGCTAATCTCAATCGACCAATTCTTTGCAGTGCTTTTATTCGGCACGCATCCAGATCAAACTATATCCGGCTATGTTGGCTACAAAGCGCTGACTACTGACAAAAAGCGGTATAAACTATACCAATGGTTTATCAATTCACTGTTTCGACCTTGGCAAAAGAATCATTGCTTTGAGTCGATAGAATGGGACAGGCTTAATGAGCGCAAATAACATTGCAGAGACAAGCACAAGTACAGGCACTGGCAACTTTACGCTTGCTGGCGCTTGGTCACAGTCAGGCACTTTTAATACTGGCAATTTGACTTTCAACAGCTTTTACGGAACGAATCACGTTTTCCCTTACATGATCCGCGACACTTCCGGCAATTGGGAAAGCGGCGAAGGTTACTTAAGCGCATCTACTACGCTTGTGCGTCAAAACGTGTTTAATAATTCATTAGGCACAACAGCAAAGATTAACTTTTCAGCAGGTGACAAACTCGTCTTTGTGCCAACTGATGCAAGAGGTTACGGTGGGCGGATGCTTAATAACGTCAACTGGCAACTGCCAGGGCCCACAGTAGGCATACGCGGCGAGATAACGCTCACTGCAAACAGACTTTACATTGCGCCAATCATTGTGCAAGCGCCAATTAAACTTTCATCAATTGGAATTACTGTTACTTTATTGGCTGCAAGTTCATCTGCTCGCATTGGTCTTTATAACCTACTAAAACAGCCGGACGGCGGCAATGGTTATGACACCAACTTCACGTTACTAACTGACCTTGGCACTGTCGATGTCAGCACTACAGGCATCAAGCCAATTACAACAACTTTAAAACTTGGCCAAGGCGTTTACGGTTTCGCGGTTATCAGTAACGGCGCACCAAAACTAATGGCAGGCGGGACAAACTTGATGGACATGGGTATTTCAGGCAATAGCTATCAATATAATCCTGTCTCTTATTGGTACAACGACAACGCACCGTCATTCTCAGCGCTTCCGTCAACCACTCGCGGCGATATGCCTGTTATAATGAACTCTGGCGCTCCGCAGGTTATGTTTAGAGGTGGCATTCAATGATTAACTACATCGAGCTTGGCATTGGTTTGCATGAATACTTAGCGAAAGAAGGCGTATTTCTTGAGCAGTCGCAAAGCGGCGAATGGCTATCAAACGCAAGCGACGAGCGAGTAAATAACCTGATCGCATCTTATAACCCTTGGGGCGCTGAGAAAGCTAAAAAACTAATCGATATTAACGAATGGTTTCAGGCTGAAGTGGAGAAGCTCACATCAGGAACTACACAAGCAGAGCGCGACTCATGGTCTGTGCAAGTAAGCGAGGCTTACGGCTATCGGTCAATCTCAATGCTTGCTGCAATGGCTCAGGCTCGCGGCATTGAAGTCGAAACGCTTGTGATGAAAGTTAAAGCCAAAGCTGAGTTATTCTCTGTGTTGTACGGAAGATTGCAGGGCGCAAAAGATGCGCTAGAGGATAAAGTTAAAGCTCTACCTGATGCCGGAGAGTTGCACCGCTTGCCAGAACTTTGGGCCATTAAATGTACGGGCTAGCTCATAATGGGTTAATGCAATTCGGCACTGTTGCAAGCTTTGATGCAGCTCCGCCTAGTGGGACTGTCATAGCTTTCACAATGCCGCAAATGGCAGTGTCAGTGTCAGGAAGCGTTTCAGCTCCAAGCATTGCAGCAACGATTGCAGTGACAATGCCGCAAATGACTGTATCGGCAGTTGCTGGTAATGCTGCGCCAGGCATTGCGGCGTCAATCAGCTTTACTATGCCACAAATGCAAGTTGCTGCGGTTGGCTCAGTTTCAGCGCCTAGCGTTGCTGCCGTCGTAAACTTCACCATGCCGCAAATGGTTGTTGCTTCAGTAGCATCAAGCACAGCTCCAAATGTAAGTGCATCTGTTTCAGTGCTTATGCCGCAAATGACGGTAAGCGCTACAGGCAGAAGCGGCGACGGTGCTATAATTGCTTTTACTATGCCGCAAATGAGAATTGACGTTATTGCTGACGTTCCATTGCCGCAAGAGCCAGAGAGATCGCTTTACACGCCAGACAATAAAAGATGGCAAAACAGTATTTTCTTTAAAAACACTTACAGATAAGGGGCTAATCATGCCATCACTTAACACAACAGCACGCGATTACATGGCTAGCTCTATTAGTACAGGCTGGTCTACTGCAACGCTTACCATATTGGCAGGCGGCACAACTTTAGCAACTCACACGCTGACAGGCTTTGGCGCACCATCAAGCGGAGTCATTACAGCCTCGGCCATTGCATCAGCTACGATTGCAGCGACTGGCACAGCAACAAGCGCCACGTTAACGCTATCAGGGCGCACGCTAACTCTGTCAATTGGCACAAGTGGAACTGAGGTGGTGGTTCCGACATTGAGTTATGTATCGGGCGGCACAAGCTCGATAACTAGCTTAACGATTACTTATCCGGCATCATAAGAAAAGGCGCATCAAGCGCCTTTCTTTATCAATCCGATTTCGTATTTCAATCGGTTATACATCGAGACAGTGACACCGACAACGGCGCAGGCTTCTTTTGTTGTCATGCCATCTTTGCATAGCGTATAGACTTGCTTAATCTTTGCGTTTCGCTTCTTCACCGATTCAGAGTAAGTCAGCCCGAGATTACGCTGCGCAGCTCTGACTGTGTTTGTACACATGCCAAGGCTTGACGCGATAAAGTTTGCTGAATACTTCTGCTGTTTAATCATTTCAAGCAATCGTGCATCTTTGCTGCTGCGCTGATTGTATCGCACCTTAACACCCATGGATTCACAGATAGCCACGACCTTAGTCGCTTTAAAGCCGAACTTATTCCCGATAAGACTTGCTGTCATGTTTGACTTTGCAAGCTCTGCGATCAAGTGTTTGTCTTCCTGAGATACTAGATTTAAATTAACCATTTACTTTTACCAATTTTGCCGTTGTTTTATGGTGCAGATTGCCTTTTGCGTCGATCCAGCCCGAGCCGTAGCTTCTCACGGTTACTAGCTCGCCAGTTTTAAGGATGCGAATTACTGCTGTTTTTGGTTGGTTCATGCTGCAAGCTCCGATAGTTCAACAGTTTGCATAGCAACAGGCTGCGCAATCCACTTATTAACGCGCGGCTTATGACCAAAAAACAACTTGCGCACTGAGTAGATAATGCCGTAATCGACTCCGGTTGCTCGCTTTACTTCGCCCGGCTTTGCGCCTCTGTTGGTAGTTAAGTAATCATAAACCATCCGGCTAGCTGTGCCTTGCTTTGGTTTATCCTGCACCGGACAGCGGATAGGCTCCGGCGCGATTTCGTTGTACTGAATACGCACTCGCACAACATAATTAAGCGTAGTCGGCACTAGCTCGACGATTTGCTTATTTGTCAAGCCTTGCTCGATTGCGGCCATGATTTGGCTTTTGAGGTTCATAACTTCCGCTCCCAAATTTCAGCAAATCGTAAAAGTTCACTAACTCCAGGCTTATTCTGCAATTTCGCAAACTCGGCATTTTCTAACAAGTCGCAATCATCTGCGAAACGATAGCCGGAGTCAAAACAGATAGACTCGACGGCTTTGTATAATTCATCTTGGTTGCGAGCCTTGATGATGCTCGCTTTTGCTTCGGCTAGACCTTTCATTTCTGCCCCCAAGGCTTATCGTTACCAGTGCGCAGAAACTTCTCAAAGTCTGCACGAATCCGGTCATTCTCTTCAATCCGGCGCGCATCTTTGCGAGCGTCGCGGATGACTAATGCAATCAGCACGATACCGGCAATTGCGCATAAGATTGCAAGTGTTGTGTTCATTTTGCTAGCTCCATAAAAAACACATAAATCACGTAGAAAAACAAAGCCATTGTCGGCACACACCAAGCCAAGCCTTCAAAGAAGCGAGACTTGAAACACTTCCGGCGATCGTTACGCATAAATAATTCCTTCTATCTGTGCAATTGCTGATTGTAGGTTTTCGACTGTTAAGTCAGTGGTCGGAATAAACCAAGAGCTTTCATTGTCTAGCGTCATTACGCTAAAGTGCCCGCAGCCGTCGTTGGTGTATACGTTGGCAAATAGCTTGTTGCTCATGTTGCTTGTTGCAAAGCACAGCGCGTAAAGCTCGCCAGTTAGCTGCATGATTACTGGGTTGATCTGCATATCGATTAAACGAGATGCGCGCTCACGTTTGGCTGTTGACCATTTCTTTACTGAGTTTGGAGACAGGTTGTGCGCCTTGGCGATTTCTTTTGTTGGTTTCATTTTATATTCCTTACCAGGTTGATTTGCCAAATTGCTCTTGTACATATTCAGGAACTTCTGCGTGATGATAATCACCATTTGCCCAAACATACCAGCCGCGCGGCCAGTTATCTTGGTCGTCTGCAAACATTGCACCACCATCATGGTAAAACACTGTGAATTCTTTCATTTTCATATTCCTTAAGTTTAAAAGCTGCAATTAGATTGCAGCGATTGAGTAGCCATAGCCGAGGTATGCATTCTGCTCTGTGAAGTGCTTTGCAGATTTTTCAGCTTTTTGTTTTGCGGTCATTGCGAACGTTGCTTTTCCTGCGCCAGCATCATCAGAGAACGTTGCAACAACGAAGTCTGTTGAGTCTGGGCCGTTTTCGATTACTTGATAATTCATTTTCTTTTTCCTTCCGTTGTCGGCATTATTGCCTGCGATGGATTTAATATAATACCGTTACCGCTAACGGTCAAGCGTTAAAGCAAAAAAAAGGCGAATTATTTTTCGCCTAGTTCCTTGCTCAACTCTTCCGCCCAGAGTGATAGATAACTAACACCATCTAATAAGCTATCCTGGTGCAGTCTATCCGGCGAGCTGTATTGCCTCACTAGCTTCACCATTGTCAGCAATAAACAAACATCCGAGCCAGTCAGTGACTTACCTGTTGCCGCATTAAACGCGCTAGCAGCGGCTGCAAAGCTACGTTCACCCGTTCCACTTGCGTCGTATTGCTTTCCGCGCTCAGATTGCACAGCAGCGCAGGCGTTGAGAAATTCGACGGCTGTTTTTGGCTGCGCTTGTTCGTGCTGCTCGCGTTGTTCGTCGTAGTGCAATCCATCGCCTCCATTGGTTGATATGATATCGATTCTTTCTTCGGTTTCTGGCCATTGTTGTGGGCGCTCAAAATATTCAGAATACGCATAAGGTGAATTTTTATAATGCCCATCTGACGAAGAAACCCAGCCAATGCACCAATAATTCCATCCGTATTCATCTTGCATCCACCATAAATCGTTTGCATAAAACACTGCCCACTCTGGTGCTTCGTCCCAATTCACTATTGCCATGATTTCAACCCCATCTTAATCCGCTTCTGATTCCACTTACACGCCATCTTAATGGCGTCCTCAATATCTTTCTCGTTCGGCTCGTCACGATTGCGCTCAAGGCATAGCTGTTGCGCTGTGATTAGCTCGAATTCGGTTGGTGGTAGGTTCATTTTTCCAACTCAATATAAGCGCTCAGCCAATCTCTTAGCTTTACTGAGTTTTCAATTGATAGAATTACAGATGAATAGTTGCGGGTATCTTCCACAACTAAAGCAAGACCCCTATCAAGCAGTAAGCATTGAACATCTTGATTTTTATCTATCGCAATATGTAAATCTTCCATATCAAAATCCAAAGCGCCATTGCTGGCGCTGCTAGTTAATTAAAAAGGGATGTCTGGATCGAAGTCAGGCACTCCACCACCTGATTGCTGCGCTTGCCCGTAAGTCGGATTAGGCTGATTCTGATAGCCTTGCTGCATCGGCTGCCCAATCTGCGGCTGATAACCTGCTGGCGGTTGTTGGCGTGGCTGATTGTATGACTGCTGCGGCTGTTGTTGTGGCTGCTGCCTTTGCTGCTGCGGTGCCTGTGCTTGACTGTTGCTTGACTGAGGCGCATGAACAAAGCCTAGTTTCGCATCAAGCAATTCAATCGACAGGCTTAACCCGTTTTGGCCTTGAAACTGACGAATACGTTGCTTTTCGCCACTGACTTCAACGATAGAACCTTCAATCAGCGCTTGTTGGTAAAACTGGATTTGCATAGGTGATTTAGCAAATACCACAGCTTCATAGTTGGTATAGGCATCTGCCTTGCTTTCGCGATCATAGTACTTCACACCTAAGCGAATGCCGAAGCCTGTTGATTCGCCTGCCTGGAATTGCGTTGCGGCTTTGTTTAGTTTGCCGACGATTGTTGTTGCCATTATTTGTTTTTCCTTCTTTGTAAGATTTTTTTCAACCACTTCACGCTTTTCGCGCAATAAACTATTTTTTTAGGATGCTCAAATCGCCAGGTTAAACCTTGTTGATCTTCCATCCAGTCATCACCAAAGCCAAAATTGTGCAGTTCCTCAGAATTTACGCGCCACTTGCGCAAAGTCACCGGATGCACACCGAGAGTGTCGGCGGCCTCCGCGGTTGTCATTGTCTCAATCATTGATCAAATGCCTCATAAATTTCCTGCAGGTCGCGCAGTGCAATTTCAGCGCGTTGGTCAAACTCGCGCATCATCTTTTCATCGCGCGCAAACTTTACAACATGCAACTGCTTAGATTTGAACCGCGGGTCATACTTGGCAACATACCAAGAATCTGCGCCGCTAACCCACATGCAAAATTGGATTTGCTTAACTTCTTCTTTCTTTGGCATGTTGTCGCGAACAAACTTGATAAACTCACGGCTTGACCATGGACATTTTAGCTCAAGTCCTGCTCCATCACTGCAGATGCCATCAGGCGAACAACCAAAGCTACCGGTTAAGTCGCGATAGATAAACGGCACTTGCTCAACAGTTAATCCGGTAATGAATTCAAACGCAGCGTATGCACTTGACTCATGATCTCGGCCCCATTGCAAAGCCTTGGCGTTTATTTCTTCTGGCAGCTCACCGGTTAACTGCTCCGCGGCTTTTTCTGCAATGTAGCTTTTGTAAGTATCAGTGCTTTCTCCGGCCAAAAAATCACTGGCTTTGCTGGCGGTAATAACGCCAATCCGAGCGCGGAACCATTCAGGCGATCGCTGCTCAATAACTGCAGGATTAAAACCAAGCCGGCTTGAATGCTCTGCAAGTTGCGCTAAAATTAAATCCTTACTGAGCTTCATTTGCTTTCTCCGCTTCTTTGTTAATGCGTTTCAGCTTTTCATTCAGTAAGCCAATCACAATGTTTGCTGCCTGCTCTGGTAATTGCTGAAAGCTGTACACCTGTCCGTATTTCAGCACATTCAAGCAAACGTGCTGCATGATTGCGCCTTCTTCTGTTGCGGTCGCTGCAAGTAAATCGTAAAAGCTGCTGACTTGTTGCGCCGTTGCGTAAACAATCTCAGGCTCTTTATAATTGCGGCTTTCGTCGTTCTCGCCGGTTTCAATTGCAAACACTTTTAGAATTGCAGACTTTGTTGCGTAGGTCACTGCTTTACCTGGCGCTTTGTCGCCGTTGTCGTTGGCGTGTCCTACAATGCGAACAGTCAACCGGTCTGAGCCGTCATCAATGTTTACAAAGTGAATGTTAAACTCGCCTTCATAAAGCATCATTGCAATGTCTTTTGACTTGTCGCGAGCAACTAGCACTTTTGACTCAAGCTGCTCTGGATAAATAACAATGCCATTCTTAACGACAGACTCACGCACCATGGCGACCACTTGATCATGACTAACTGCAGAGTAATTAGCTCCACCGCCAGATACTTTTTTGTCTTTCTTGATGTAGTCAATTCCTTGCATCACAGCGTTGATACGCTGAAAAATGTTTTTAGCGCTTGACTGCGCTTTGCTTGTTGTCATTTGTATTTCCTATTGAGTTAAACCGCTCAGGAATAGTAGCCAAATAGCTACTATAACGCAAGCTCTTTTATAATGTTTTTTGCAGCATCAAGGCCAAACGCAACAAAGCACCGGTTGCCGGCTGTAGCCATGGCAGATAACACTTGCAATTGACGCTCGAAGTGCTGGCGGCTTTTCTTGCTGCTCAGCGATTGCTTTACACATCGCCGCTTCATTTCGATATAAACTGCCGGCACAGTTGCAATGCAAACATCCGGCGCTCCGTCTAACACGCCTTTCTTTTTATCCATCACAATGCCTTGAACCGGCTTCATTGACTCGTTCGGTATGTGGTAAATCAAATTGTCCAGATGTTGGTAATTAAATTTCAGCCATGAAACAAAGCTGATTAAATCTGCATCCTCGCTATTGCAAGCGCCGGCATAATCACCGCCAACGATCGCAATGTTATCGGGTATTTCTGCCGTATAAAATTTAGTTACTTTCAGCAATTTCATTTGTCACGACCTCATCAGCAGACTTAAACTTTTTGCGGTTGATCACTGAATAGCCTTTAGGGTTAATCCGGTGCGTTATGTGCGTCGGGACTTCTGCAAGTTGGTTAATTGCCGCGGCAATTTCTGCATTACTGCGCGGCCGCATGATTTTGTTTTTAACGTCAGGCAGTGGCGCGTGTTGCTGCAGCCATCTGTACCACATATTTTTAATGTGTGGCTGTGCGCTAAATGGGCTGAAAAACTCGCGTGCAACTTCAGGCTTTTCTACGCCATCATCAAAGTAAGTGCTATCAAGTTGATAAGTTATGATCAAGTTGTCGCCCTTACCTGGCGATGCCTTGAATGACTTCACCGGCTTAAAATCTGCATCAGTATACGCTTTGTTCAGCAGCTTTGCGTTTGGATCAATCAGCACAGCGCCACAGTCGCGGCAATCTTTTGCAGTTGTATCGTTATGCGCTCCGCAGTTATTGCACTGGCGAGAAATCCAGAAGTGATCACATCGCTGACCTTGTGCATCAATGCCGCTGCAGCGGCGTGCATGTTTGCTGTTTAATGTGCTGCACTTTGGACATTCAATTGAGTCATCACGCTTGCCTTGCAGTTTTTGCTGCAGCGCTTGGTTGACGATTGGATCATCGTAAATGTCGCCCATAGACTCAAAAGTGTCTGTGAAATCCAATACAAGCGCATCGGATTTTTTCACGCCTTGCGCTATCTGCTCAGGTTTTAACTGTCGCAGAACTCGACCTGTTAGCTGTATAAGCAATGTTAAACTGCCAATCTTGCGCAGTATAACCAGCAAATCCCACCGCGGCACATTAACGCCAGTTGTTAGACAGGTAATTTGAATTACATATTTAATATCACCGCTTTTTGCTTTGTCTAAAATTGCTTTGCGGTTTTTTGTGCTGGTGTCATCGGTAACGATGCCCCATGTTCCTTCGGGCAAGCATTCTGCAACTTGTTCGCAGTGCTTTTTGCTGGCGCATGTGATCAGCACACCATTTCTGCCGGCTGCAATAGCTTGCACTTGCTCCATGATTTGCTGAGTCATTGTTTTGTCTTTGGTAAGTTTTCTTCCCATGGCTGCAAGTTCTTTTGCAGTAAAATCGTGCGCACCTTCACCGCCTGCCGGCTTAAACTCGCCAAGATCATAATGATGATCATCATCGCCAAAGCCAAAAATTGGAGGAACCAAAAAGCCAAGTTGAATAAGCTGCATTGTGCCAACATCGGAAAGCTGGTGCTTCCAGTATGGGCCTTTAATTGCTTCAGTTCCGCGGTATGGCGAGCCAGTGTAACCAATCACGCGCAGCTTTGGCTTTTTCATTTTGAAGTGTGCAATTGTCTTTGCGTATTGTGAAAACTCTTTATTGTAAAAAAGCTCATCAAATCGCTGGCTGTAGTCATCACTGTTTTTTAGCTCTGCAATTAATTCGCGTTGACTTTCCGCCAGCTCGCAGCAATCAATAACATCCTGCCAATGCACCATGTGGCATTCATCAATCAGGATGCAATCTGGCAGCCACTCACTGAACACATCAAGCAAGTGATTGCTTACAGTGCCTTCCGTCCCCATAACGCAATTGAATACTGTGCTTTTCTTGTTTAGGCTGGCGCTAAAAATTGAAGTCTTAACGCCAATCGCCCAAGCGTCATCAGCATTTTGCTCAATCAATTCACCTTGTCGAGCCAATACCAGCACTTTACCGCCCTTGTTGACAACATGCTGACACATAAAAGCGATGTTTATGGTTTTGCCGGCTCCAACGCTCATGTTATGAAAAGCCGGTTCTGAACTTGCTTTGCAGTGTTCAATTGTTGCGATATGTGCCGGCAGTTGATATTCCGGCCGCAGTTGATAAGTCATTTCTTTTTATTCCTGTTGTTATGCTAATTTCGGATTAATGTAAACCATGCCGTTATGTTCAACCAAATAACCGCGTTTCTGCAGCTCTGGAATGTAAACCGTCTTGATCTTGTCAGTGATGCCGCTAACGCCTTTTAATGGGCCGCGGTTTCTGACTTCATCGCGTAACCTGGCAGTGCTTAATGCTGTGGTTTTTTTCCGGCTAAGTTCAACAATGCGGTCGGCAACAAAGCTAACTTCTGTTGACTGTCCAGAAATTCGCATATCATCTGCAGCGCTTAAATACGTCTTTAATAGCTCCATAAAAATCTGAATGGCGTTTTTTACGTGCTTATCATCGACCTTGCTTCGCTTTTTGCCGGTTGGTCGCCAATCTTCTGCAATGTGCATAATTGACGCGATTTTATAAATCTGTTTATCAGCCTTGCCTGCAGCTCCGCGGATCATCGAGCTGCTAAATTCTTTTCCGTCGCTCATTTTGTCGTCTAGCTCATCGGTAACTTTATTTACCATGGCAAACGCTGCAGCGCTAAAAGTCAAAACTGTTTTAGGTGCTGAAACAATATTTTTTGCGGTGTCGTTAAATTCATTTACCAGCGCTTGGTCTGCCTTAACTCGGCTTGAGCTTTTGCGTTTGCCGAAAAGATTTGGCTCACGTATTAACAAAAAGCGCTCAGAAATACCGCGGCCGCTATCCTGGCCAATTCGTAAAATTGTGTCGATCGACTCATCTTGTGCCAACACTGAAACGGATCCGTAAAGCTCACCTTCAAATCCGTCACGAGTAACGCGAGCAGAGCTGTGCCATTCGGTGTCCCACATCTTCAAGAATAAGCCATGGTTAGCTTTGCCTTTTCCGTCGCCGTACACATTACCAAGAATGACGTTGACGGCATCAGACTCAGGCGAAAGAATATTTAAATAACCAGATTGCTTGCCGGCTATCGCTTCTGCAGCTTCAGGCGTTACGTCATCTAAATACCATTTGATGTGCGCCACATCGCGCAAAGCTGCAATTGTATGCTCTAACTCAATGCCGACGTTGCGCCCTTCTTCCTGCGCGTCGTAAAGCTCTTTGAGTTCTTTTTCTAATAGCTTACGCTTTGACCGGTTGCGCGTATTCATTTCAGAAAAAGCATGGGCAAAAGGCTTGCTGAAAAAACTGAATATCGAGCTTTTACCGGTTGATGGCGGCTGGCTTGCTACGCAAAAAAGGTTTACAGCTTTTTGCTCAGTGTAATACTGGTATTTAAAGTTATAACCTGCAGCGCCGGCAATCACTCCAAGGCCATGCAAAAAAGCGCTATTCTCTGGGAAAATAACTTCTGCAGCTTTAGCCTTTGCAAGCTCTGCAACATAGCCGCCATGAGTAATGATGTTTGGCGTTTTGTTGTTGTCATCTTCAGTTGTAAAGTATTGAACATCTTCCCAATACATAGGGTTTTTAATGTTTGCATTGTGCAAATCCATCGCGGCGATCGGCAATGGTAAGTTTTCTTTTCGTGCGTGTTGTTGCGCTTTTGCGTAATCAGGCGTGATCATAATTAACCTCAATCATTGCTGCAGCTTGCACAGCATCCATCCATTTGACGTGTCTTGAACTTTCGATACTTCCAACAGGGAACCACAAATCAACATCACCGCAAGCATTCAAAGCGTTTTCAATTGATCTCGACGTGGGTTGTCTAATATAGCACTCAGTTGCACCGGAGAACTTAAAAGCTGTTACATCAGTGGAAAACATAACCGGCAGGCGCGTGATTAAGTTCACAAGAATTGACGTTATTAAGTCAGTGCAGAAAATAAGCGGCTTCTCTGAGCCTGTAAGCTCTGCAAATTCAGAATTAAGGCGAATGGCAGAGCCAACATAAAAACCGCACTGACGCGCTCTAGCGCTTCCTGCATAGCTAACGCGATTAACACCATCAGTGCAAGCAACTGCAGTAATATTGCCGGTGTGAAAGTCAAACATTGGCGCAGCGATTAATCCTTGATACTCCATCAGGTCAGGCCATGACTTCGGATCAATACCTACGCTTTGCAAAATGCTGTTGCCAGGCCGCACCGGCTTGCACAGCCTTAAATGCTGGTCAATTAATGCCATTACTTTGCATCCTTCATTGTTTTAGCAAGAATAGTGCGCAACGCCATGCTGAAGTTGCCTTCAAAACTTTTATCTGCCATGGCTTGCACGAAGCGCACTTGCTTTTCTGTTAGCTTAACGCCTTTAAAAACGTGGGTTTCTTTCATAAGTCCTCCGGTTAATGTCCAGCAATAGTAAAACAGCGTTTTATAAAATGCAAGCCGTTTGCGCTGAATTGTCTCACTAATCCTTGCAGCGCCGTGTAGCGACTTTGTAAGATTGCCGCTACACACTTAAACTATTGATATATAAGGGATATATACTAATAATAATTAATTATGTAAGGATTTATACCTACCATATATATTTTGTAAATTTACCCTGTAATTAACCTGGTTATGCCGGCATGAAAATATATAGATATATGTGTGGTTTGCTGCAATTCTTACAAGGAACACATAAAATCTATATAAATCAATGTATTACATCAAAAATTAATCTGACATGAGCCTTACATGGCCTGACATGGCGCTGCAAAAATAAAAGTTGCAAACAGTTACAAGTTACACTAAAATACATAAATCAACCAATGAGAGGCTATAAAAATGCAGATAGATAAAGCAATTAATTTACCGCTAGAAATTCCACCTGTTTCTAAATATCCATTTAACAAAATGGAAATTGGCGACAGCGTTTTAATTCCTGGAAACATGGACACAAAAAAAGTTTATTCAGCAGCAAGATGCCATGCTCAAAGGGCCGGAAAAAAATTCTGCTCAAGAATTGAAATTGATTCAGAAGGCTTGAAAGGCTTGAGAGTTTGGCGAGTAAAGTAACGCTTGACCATTGGCGCATATCTGATACACTTGCCAAAACAATGACGGAGAGATGAAATGAAATATTACTACAATCGAAATGGCGGAAAATCCAAGTATGGCCCAATTGAAAGCGTTTGGGATGACGAAAGCACAGAGTATATCGCTGAGGAGTGCGCTGAGGATTTTTATGAAAATCAAGACGGCTGGGAAGCGTCTTGGCCTATTAATTTTTATTTATTTGAAGATGGCAAAGATGACTATTTTGCAGTTGTCGAAGTGCATCTTGATTTTACACCAACATTTACAGGGGTTGCGCCATGAAACCAATCAGCGACCTAGTGCGCAAATACGGCAGCCTGCGCAAAACTGGCAAGGTGCTAAACCGATGCCATGCCACCGTCGATAGATGGGTCAAGGCAGGCGCAAAGATTGACGAGCAAGGCGCTGTTTGGATTAAGACGGCAGAGACTAACTACAAAGGGGAAGATAAATGAAAATTAACAACGGCAATTTACCAGCAACTCCATTTACACAAGAGCCATACCCAATTGGCGCTATTGGGAATAGCTACGGGCCAATGGCGACAGGCTTAACCAAGCGCGAAATGTTTGCAATGGCTGCTATGCAGGGGATTTTGTCTAGCCTGCCATCAAATGCTGTATTTTCTTATCAAACAACGGCGAAATGCTCAGTGGAGCAGGCCGACGCACTACTTGCAGAATTGGAGAAAACGAAATGCGAGGATTAACATATCAAGTAAAACAAAAAGCCACCAACGGCGTGCTGCGGCTGTCGGAATTGGGGCCGAACTCCCGGGAAGTAGCCAAGCGCCTAATCGCACAAGGCGAGCTGATTAAATCTAAATGCGGTACTGGTTTTGTGATTGGGGAGTTGAAGAAATGAAAAAACTAACACTAACATGCAACATTAACCGTTGCGAAAATATCGAGTTTGAAGAATACGACAACCAGCTATTTGTTGAAATCGTAATGGATAGAGATCATGGCGATTCTTCTATTGTCGCACTGAAAAAGTCAGACGTAGCAAAGTTGATTGAGTTTCTTAATAGTTTGGAGTTGGAAGAATGAACGCAATTTATGATGTTTGGAAGTTTATCGACCACACTGATGACAGCCTAGAGCAAGCGCGATTAGAACACTTAGCGCAGCAAATCCGCAGCGATATGAAGCCTAGCGACTTCATTCAGGAACTGGAGTGCGACGCTTCATTTGATGTTGAATGTTGCAAAGCAATTCAGTTGATGTTCTTAGGTGGAGATCCGGCAACTTGCGCGAAGGTTTTGACTAAGTTTGCTGATAAGTGGCTAGACCGTCAAAGCATGAAGTTGGCGCAGGAGTATAGCAAGTGAATATTTTATCTTTGTTTGATGGAATGAGCTGCGGAATGATTGCAGCAGAGCGAGCAGGTTTAAAAGTCGATAAATACTATGCAAGCGAAATCGACAAGTATGCAAGCCAGGTATCACAAGCTAACTATCCAGATATTATCCGGCTTGGCGATGTGACAGGATGGCGAGATTGGAGCATTGATTGGGCTGGCATTGACTTATTGATTGGCGGCTCGCCATGTCAAGGATTTAGCTTTGCAGGTAAGCAGCTTGCTTTTGATGATCCGCGCAGCAAATTGTTTTTTGTTTACGTGGATATTTTGAACCATATCCGCTCAGTTAATCCTGATGTAAAATTCTTACTTGAAAACGTCAAGATGAAGAAAGAGCATTTGGCAGTTATCACTGAAATGCTTGGAGTTAAAGGCGTCATTATAAATTCTGCGCTACTAAGCGCTCAAAACAGACAGCGTTACTATTGGGCGAATTGGGAGATAACTCAGCCAGAAGATAAAGGAATTGTGTTGGCTGATGTTTTAGGCTTACCAGATGGCAGCTTTGACATATACCAAAAAGACAAGCCAAACAAATCAAGGCCATCAAACAGAAAATCAACCTGTTTAACTGGCACCGCTAATGCGGCAGGCAACCACAGTCAAATGGATGTTGTTGTTATGAAAGGCGCGCACATTCCACTAACTAAGACAGGCAGGATTGATATTCATAGCAATCCATGCGTTTTCAGATATTCAGTTGAACATTGCGAAAAGTTACAAACAGTGCCAATTGGTTACACTAAATCGGTAAGCAATAGTCAGGCTTACAAGGTGTTGATTAACGGCTGGACCGTTGACGTTATCGCCCACATTTTTAACTGTATGAAATAGCGCTTCGGCGCTTTGGACAATCGGAATGAAAAGAAAACCACACAACCAAAACAAGCGACTAATCACGCAATCCATCATAGCAATGCGCAACTTGGCGTTGACTATGAAACTGTCCGAAGTCGACAAAGGCGTTGATGTAGTCAACTACAAGACGTCGAAACCTGAACCAGTAGGTCAGTCAGTTGTGCATGCTTTAAGCCTAACAGCGTTTAAATGGGCTATCTTATTGGTGGTTAATGCAGTAGAGCGCAACGGAAAGAGCAAAACGCTAACCAAGTGGACAAGGTTAGCAGCACCGTACAAGCACAGTGCGTTGACTGAGTGGTTGAGAGTTGAACATCAAGCGATGATTGACGATTGTAAAGGCAAGTGCGAAGTTGTAGATGCTGGATGGGTTGCAGTTCCTACGCCGCCAGCTTTTGTTGATGATTTAACCGAGCAGATATTGATTGATAACTTATTGGAGTTGATAAAATAGTTTGCAATAATAAAACTGTTTGCTATAATCAGCACATAGCAAGGCAATTCCGCCAGCGAAACTGGAAAGTAAAAATGAAAACATTAATTTTAGAAATCAAACAATTCTGCAAAGATAACTACGAAAACGGATATGACTCTTGTGTCGAGTGTTGGGATAGTTCCGATTATGCAGAATGGATTGAAGGCAACAACATTGCTTCAGTAGAAGATTTCGTAAAATCTTACGCTTGCATTATAGAGCGCAGATCTGAAATTTTATCAACGGCGTTTTAATTAATGATTCATTATCATGGCGGCCCAATCACTCCCGATCCATGTGCGATAAAGACATGGAAAGGGAGACATGCATTCATAAGCTTTGCGGATTATCGACAGCTAGGTTTGGCTGCTGAGATTTGCCAGAGCTTTTCACTTGATAACGGAGCATTTAGCTTTTGGAAGACTGGAAAGTCGGTTGATTGGTCATCTTATTTTAAATGGGTAGATATATGGCGCAATCATCCAGGCTTCGATTTTGCAGTTGTACCTGATGTTATAGAAGGAACTGAAAAAGAAAATAATGATCTATTGAATTTATGGCCGTTTAAAAGGCATCAGGCCGCGGCTGTTTGGCACACAAACGAATCAATTGACCGCTTAGTTATGCTGGCAAATGAATGGCCAACAGTAGCAATTGGCAGCTCTGGCGAATATGACGTATCTAAGCCGGAGCGATTGATTGATCGCATGGCTGATGTGTTGCCGCACATCTGCGATAGAAACGGTAGACCGATATGCAAACTGCATGGTCTGCGCATGCTTAATCCGGTTGTTTTTTCTAGGCTTCCTTTGTCATCAGCAGATAGCACAAATGTAGCGCGCAATATCGGCATAGATAGCGCTTGGCGTGGAACATATCAGCCAGCCAGCAAAGAGACTAGAGCTGCCGTTTTAGTCGAAAGAATAGAGCAGTTAAATTCGACAGACTCTATAAATTTAATAAAAAAGGAATCAGGCTCAAAGTCTGAAATTCAATTGGATATGTTTTAACTTGGAGAAAGAAAATGACACCATCACAAACAGCAAAAGCGCTTGGCTGTAAAAGCCTTTCGCAAGTAACGCAGTTGACAGGAGTGTCACTGCAAACACTAAGCAACTGGCATAAAGACAAGCCAGAGCTTTTTAAAGTTGTTTGCATTGGTACAGTAGCAGCAAGCAAGGAGCTAAAATGAACACTTATAAAATTGCAGCAACAACACGCGCAGGCGACTACATCGAGACAGAAATCACAGCCAGCAACATGCTAGCGCTTGTGCAGCCTATGGTTTACGAGTTTGCAGTTGAGCATAAGACTTGTATTGATGATGTTGTTGAATTAGATATTACGGAGTTGGAATGATGGAACTAATAGAGCTAATCGCTGCACTAATCTGGTCACTGGTTAAGTTTCTGTTTTGGACTTTCTTGTCTATTGGGTTGGTGATTGGAGTGGTCGCGCTTATCGTCGCGTTTCCGCTTCCGTGCATAGCGCTTATCCTGCTTTGGATTGCACTGAAGAATTAGCCGCTTAACAGCGGCTTTTTTGTGCGCTATACTGAAAATACCTTTCAAAAAAGACTGTTAACAAATGACATATAGCACAGACAGACAGCCAGACTATGAGGACAGGCTACCTAGAGGGCTTGGCAAGAAAACTATCATGCTCGCGGCCATCGAAGAAGAAACAGGCGGCGACGAAAAAGAGTTTTTTAAGAAGGTTATCCGAATCGGCTTGGGAAGTACGACAGATGGCCAACCGCCAGTGCCAATGCTTCTCAGTGAGGCTATGAAGCGATTACAGCCACCACTTAAGCCGGCTGGCGAGAAGATAACTTTAAACATCGCAGAAGGCGCTACGCACGCGCAGAAATGCGAGTCTATCTTCCTAGCAGTGACAAGCGGAGGCATTAGTGCTGAGCATGGGCAAATGCTAATCGGCATGATCAAAGACACTTTGGCAATCACAGAATCAACCGAATTAGTTAAACGCTTAGAAGCATTAGAGGAAGCACTTGAAAAAGCTAACGGCAACTAAGCTAGAAGCGCTAGAGAAGCGAATAGCGAGCGCAACGACTGATGCAAGCTACAACACTGTATTTGGCGTTGTCAGTCCTACAGAAGGCCACCTGTATAACCTTGAGTATGCAGACGGAGAATGGCTGAAGACCATTAAGCCGCCTGAAATATTCATTGCTGAAAAACTTGAGAAGGTACTCAGGACTAACAAGCGCTTTGTGATTGTCATAGGTGGGCGCGGCTCGGGAAAGTCTGTACAGCTAATTGATATTGCGTTGGCCGGAGTTAAAGACCTTGGCGACAAAGTGTATTGCTTGCGCGAGTTCCAAAACTCACTAGAAGACTCAGTACATAGCTTGATAACCACTGAATACCAGCGACTAAACATCAAAGGCTTCTCAACGCAAAACAATATCATTCAGCATGAATCAAGCGGCGGCTCGTTCAAGTTCAAAGGTCTAGCTAGAAACCCTGCCAGCATTAAGTCAGCAGCAGGCTTTCGGCGCTTTCTGATTGAAGAGGCGCAGACTATCAGTGCTGAGTCGATGAAGGAATTGACGCCAACAGCAAGGAACAAAGCTAAAGCCGGATTACCTTCAAAATTCCTAGTCGAGACTGATGAGGAAGAGAACCAGGAAATTGACCAGCTTAATAAAGTTCAGTTGATCTTCATCGCTAACCCTGCATCGAGTGAAGATCCATTTAGCCAGCGATTCATCAAGCCATTCGAGAATGAGCTTTTAGCAGATGGCTTTTATGAGGATGATTTGCACCTGATTGTAGTTATGAACTACTGCGATAATCCTTGGTTTGATGATTCAGGCTTAGAGGGTGAAAGGACATTTGATTATCAAAATTTGCCTCGGGCGCTTTATGATCACATCTGGCTTGGTAAGTATAACGATTCAGTTGCTAACTCAATTATTCCTAGCGAATGGTTCGACGCCTGCATCGACTCGCACATAAAACTTGGATTTAAGCCAAGAGGCGCGAAAGTGTTTTCACTTGATCCGGCCGACACTGGCAAAGATGCTAAAGGTTATGCTTTGCGTCATGGCGTTGTCTTCACTGATGCCGGAGAGATTGACAAGCCGGATATAAACACTTCACTAGATGCAGCGGCAGAGATGGCGATAGATGAACGAGTTGACTTATTCACTTGGGACTGTGACGGCATGGGTGTGGGCTTGAAGCGCGAGGTTGATACCTGGATGGCTCCGAAGAATATCCCTACCAAGCAATTCAGAGGCAGCGGCTCGCCGGATAACCCTAAAGCTATTTATGAGCCTGTTGGTGAGCAGTTAAGGCAAAAGACCAACTCAGAGACGTTTAAGAATAAACGCGCACAGAATTATTGGGAATTGCGGGACAGGTGCTATCGAACATACAAGGCTGTTGTTGATGGCGCTTATGCTGATCCAGATTCTTTGATTAGTTTTAGCTCAGGTATTAAACTATTACAAAAGCTACGCTCAGAGCTTTGCAGAATTCCGAAGAAACCGAATACAAGCGGATTTATTCAAATTATGAGCAAAGAAGAAATGCGCAAGTTAGGCATAAAAAGCCCGAACATAGCAGATTCTGTTATGATGGCGCTAGAAAAGCCTGACTCAATGAATTCAGATATTGATACTTTGGAGTTCAAATCATTATGGTAAAAGATCCAAAAGACTGCTTGGCAGCATTCGTCAAAGCGCAGTCAGACGAGCACGACAACCGCGAGCTTTCCCGCGAAGAAGATTATTTCTGCTTGGAGAAAGGCGGTCAGTGGGAAGATAATGTTGTCAACGCTATGGGCAATCGCCCAAAGTTCACGTTTGATAAAGTAAATCCAATCATTGACGATATTATGGCTGAAGTCGAAGGCATGGACTTCGGCATTAGAGTCAGACCAGCAGGCGGCGGAGCAACGAAAGAGCTTTCAGAGACTTATGCAGGCGTTATCCGCTACATCGAAAACCTGTCTGATGCTTCGACCATTTACCGCCAATCAACACGCCGCATTTGTCGGCGCGGCGTTGACTTCATTCGCTTAGATACAGGTTGGTCAGGTGAAGGCTTTGACCAGGATATTCTGATTAAGTCTGTGCCTGATTCGGTCAATCGCGTATGGCTTGGCTATCACGAAAAGCAAGACGGCTCAGACGCAAAGGAGGCTTGGCAGCTTCGGGCGATGGACTCGAAAGAGTTTGAAAAAGAATACGGCAGACCTTGTATCAGTGTTGGGATTGATGCAGAAGATTACACCAAAGAAGAGCGTAGCGACGTTGCCACTTTCTTGGAATACTTGTGTGCTAGGCCATACGAAAAAACACTAGCTTTACTCAGTAATGGCAAAGTAATTGAGCTCACCAAAGAGACGCAATCAATCATTGATGAATTAGCTTTGCTTGGTATTGAAGTCGAGCGCACGCGCAAAGTTCCTGCCGTTAAAGTGTATAGCCGCTTCCTAGACGGTCAAGATTGGCTAGGCGCTGAAATGCTGACTGTTTGGGATTCAATTCCAATCATTCCTGTTTACGGCAACTTTGAGCTATTCGACGGCAATATCAGTTACTCATCAATCACTCGTCGCTTGATGGATGCTCAGCGCGTTTACAACTACGCACGAAGCCGCGAGATTGAAGAAGGCGCATTAGCTCCACGTAAGAAACTGTTAATGACTGCCAAGCAAGTCAGCAACAAGCTAACGCAGAAGCAGCTCAGTGAAATGAATACAAGTGCTGATCCGGTGCTGATTTACACAGCAGACGGTGAAGCGCCGCCGCCATTTGAAACGGCAGGCCCACAGATTAACCCTAATCTAGCAAATACAGCAGCCGCATCGAATCAAGACATGGCAGAGCAAGGCGGCGTTTACTCAGCGCAACAAGGTGCTAATCCTCGCTATCAGTCAGGGTGGGCTGTTGAACAGATGATTAGCAAGGGCGACGCCAAGACCACTAAGTGGTTAAACTCAACCGCTATCGCTGTGCGCCGTATCGCTAACATGATCATTGCGGCAATCCCGAAGGTTTACGATAACCAGCGTCAACTGCGCATCCTAAACGATGACGGCACCGACGACATGGTAACGATTAACGAAGAAGTAATCGACCAGCAAACCGGACGCGTGGTGACAGTTAACGACTTATCACAAGGGAAGTATGACGTAGTTGTCGAGCTTGACAAGGCGTTTAAATCACGCAGAAACGAAGCAGCCGAGCGATTGATTGCGCTTGCTGGCATTGATCAAAGCCTGATGATTGAAGCGGCTGATATTGTTTATGGTTCGATTGACGTCCCAGGCGCTGAACAAATCCGTCAGCGCAAACGTGCAGCAATGCTCAAGCAAGGCATGATACCTGACACGCAAATGACTGACGAAGAGAAGCAAGAAGCTGATATGTTGATTCAACAGCAACAGCAACAAGCGGCTCAACAAGCTCAGCAGATGGCTCCGGTGACTCAGGCGATGATTGCTAACTATGAATCGCTAATCAAAGAGCGCGACGCCAAAACAATGAAAGTTATTGAAGACATGCAGCTAGAGCAAGAGAAGCTAATGGCTTCAATTGCAAAACAGCAGCAAGACTTTGCATTAAAACTTGTTGAGATTGAGCAAAAGTACGGGCAGCAGCTAAATCAAGATGTTCAACAAAACATGATGACTAGTGTAAATAATGGCCAAATATTTGACACGCCAACAAATTGACGCCAAAATAATGGCGTAAGCGGTACGACAGCGCTATCTGTCGGCTCAAATAACCATGAAGGTGCTTTAAATGAATGAAGAGTTGAACGACGTTATTACATCTTTTGATGATGAACCCGTATTACAGGACGTAGACGAGCCAAGCCAGCAAGATGAAGATAACTCCTCGGGGATCAACGCCGAGTCTGAACCGGACACAGAGACAAATACCGAAGACCAGCCAAAATCTGGTAATAAGCTGCAAGAGCGACTGGACAAGTTAACCGCAGAAAAGTATGCAGAGAAGCGCAGAGCTGATGAATTAGCCGCGAAGATTGCAGAGCTTGAGCGAGCGAAACCAGTTCAACTTGGCGAAGATTTGCAAGAGCCTGTTATGCCTGATGACATTTTTGACGCAGACGCGATGAGAAAGTATCACTCAGAGATGGCGCAATATAACCGCAAAATGGCAGTGCATGAGGCGAAAGCCTTAATGAACAACACCGCGAGCGAACAGAAAGCGCTACAGCAACAAACAGAGCAGCGGCAAATTGTCCAAGAGTTTGCAAAGCGTACACTGACTGCCGGATATACGATTGACCAAATCGAGCAGGCAGGCACAGCGCTGGTGAATGCAGGACTTAGCCAGGAATTGCAGTTGATGCTGTTAGAAGACGACGCAGGGCCGCAAATCACGATGTACTTGGTGAAAAACCCAGATGCAGCGCAAGAATTGCTAACCATGCCGACTCACAAAGCAGCCGTTGCGATTGCAACAAAGATTAAAGCTCAAGCTGTTAAGACTAAAGCCCGAGCGACAAACGCGCCTGATCCAATTCCTGAGACTCGCGGAGCCTCACTTGTGGACAGCGACGAAAACGACAAATTTTTTAAAAACGCTAAATTCATTTAAAGGAGCCTATCATGGCTAACTCACTACAAAGTAACTATAACAAGAAATTGTTGATGCAGTTTACCAAGTCATTCATGTCTGAATTGACTATTGCTAAATCAGTTGAACGTCAAGTGTTAGTAAACGACTTCGATGCCACAACTGGCGGCCAAGTTGCAATGAAACGTCCAACTCAGTACGCACCACAGCGCACGAATGACGGCGATTTATCAGCAGCTTCAACTAACCCGATTAAAGTCGGGCAGGTTATCGGTGAAGTCGGTCAATACTGCACAGTATTGGTTGAAGCGACTCAAACCGAGAAAGCGTTACAGTTAAACCAACTTGACGAATTGCTACGTCCTGCTGCTGTTGACATGGCGATTGCCGTTGAATCTGAGCTTGCAAGCCGCATGGTTAAAGCTGCTGCAATGCAATCAGGCACAAAAGGCACTCTGATTAACAAATGGTCAGACGTTGCCAATGCTGGCGCTTTATTCCGTCAAGCTGGCGCTCCAGAGGGCGACAAGTACGCAGTTATCAACAACTTCGAACAAGTTGCACTGGCTGACAAGCAATCTAGCTTAGCTGTTAATCCTAATGTTGCTGACGCTTGGTCTTCTGCAACTGTAGCAACTCGCTTCGCTGGCTTTGATCGCGTATTAACGTCAAGCAACTTGGCGCAGTACACAGTTGGCACAGTAACCGCAGCGGCTTTATCAGCTACTCCGGCAGCTACTTACACCACGTATAAAGACACTTACCAAATGACTTTGGCGTTATCTGGTGTAACTCCATCAACTGGCACAATCAAAGCTGGCCAGCAAATCCAAATTGCTGCAAGCAAGCTGGTTAACTTCCGTAACCGTAACATCGTACGCAGCACCGCAGGCGACGTGCCTATCACTTTAACAGTGTTGGAAGATGCAACAGCAGTAGCAGGCGCTATCGCAGCTCTGAAAGTGTCAGGCGCAGCAATCTTTGAATCTGGCGTTGATGCAGCGTTTAACACTGTAAACCGCGCCTTCACTTCAGGCGACGCTTTAGTGTTCTTGGGTACTGCAAGCTCTGTTCAAACTCCGGCGCTAGCCTACCATAAAGGCTTCTTCGGTATGGGTTCAGTGCAGCTGCCTAAGTTGGATAGCTTAGACTCAATGGTCATGAACTATGAAGGCTTCTCGATCCGCGTTCATAAGTTCAGCGATGGTAAGGCGAATAAGAGCTTTTACCGGTACGATATTTTGCCTACCTTTGCGTGCTTCAACCCGTTCTGGGGCATGCAAGTGTCAGGCACCTAATCAAATTAGGGCTAACAAGAGGGCGCTTCATGCGCCCTTTTCTTTATCATCTAATCCAAAATAAAACCGCATCATATCATCAACGCTTTGCTCCAATTGCTTTCTTACCTCCCCACGTTTGGTTTCAGCGGCTTCAGATTGTTGGCTGCTATGGATAGCATTCATAACAGCGTTATGTGTTGTTGTTAGTTTCATTTTATCTGCCCCATGAAATCTAGGTAATTAGCAGCCATTTTTCTTTGCATTGCTGCAATGCGCTTTTTAGATTCTATGCGCTCGCGAACTTGCGTTAATGTCGGTATAGGCTCTATAACTTTAAAAGGCTCAGAGAGCCCGCTAAACGCTTCACTGCGAATAATCTTGAAAACTTCTTTGACTTCAAGTTTGCATAAATAAATGTCGGTTGATTTCATCTTTCAAATCCAAGTTAGTTAACACTCCGCACAATATAGGCGCATACCTGATACGGTGCAATAGTGTTGCATAAAAATATTGATTCAGCTAATCTAATTGCATACCTCTAGGCTTGGCAACAATGGCCGATGCAGAGTTACAGACTAGATTGGCCTTCCTCCAATCGCCTTAGCTTCTCTGTTGAAATTGTTGAAGGCAGGTTCTTTCCGCCCACATGCGCGGTTTCTACCTTTCCGTCGTAGCTGCTCGATGCCGAAGCCGCAGCAAACAGACCAGCCTTGTGCTGGTTTTGTTTTTCTAGTTGACAGTTGGCTCTTATGTGATACATTTAGGATTAGATTAACTAATGAGGTTGAAGAAATGAATAAGCAGGAATTACTAGATAGCGCGGTACATGAGTTTGGCGGAAAATGGCCAAACAGATATAATTGGCCTTGCAAGCGCTCAGCAATAAATGGATTTTACATTACATCAATTGGAACATTGACACACAAAGATCACTGTGAATGGTTTAACGATCAAGAATTCCAGCAACGCGCACGCGAACTAGGCTACATCAATGGATATAGATACGGCGTTGAATATCGGACCAATGGGAAAAGGCCTGATTTGCCGGATGATTGCTCCATTCAATGGCGGTCTAAGCAGCTTGATAGCGAATGGCTTCCAGAGGATGGGCAGTCTACAATTGTTGGTGTTCTGACGTGGAGAGATGGTCAATACAATGTAGATTCATTCAAAATCACCGACCAGCGCTACAAACCAGCAGACACAAGCTATCTATCTGTAAGTGAAATCCCAGAAAGTAAGTCAAATGCTGAAAATGTAAGTGATTGGTACGATTACGAAGCGCAAAAGGCTGTTGCTTTGCCGCCAGTTGGTGTTGAGTGTGAATCTTTAGTTCAAGGCGCAGATGGTGCTGAATGGGTAAAAGCAGAAATACTTAAACATTTTGATAAAGGTACGTGCGCTTGCTTTTGCATTAACACGCACTATTTAAAATGGGCTGATGACTTTCGCCCACTAGACCACGCCACACGCAAAGCCGAAGCAGAGAAAAAGCGCGTGGTTGATGCTGCTTTTGCATCGCTATCTGAATTCAATAAGGCGCATCAAGTGCTTGGTGAATTATACGAAGCAGGCTTCTTGCGTATGCCTGCTGAATAAATGCTATACTAAATAAAACTTCCCTAGGGCTTCACCATGATCACAAAAGGCGATTTAATCAAAGGCGCA